TTTTGTCTAATTTGTTTAGTGTAGGAATAACATCTTCTGCTTTATCGACAACGATACGACCACCAACATAATCTGATATGTTTTGTGGATTCTTACCTGCATCTATTTTTAATTGCACTTTTTCTGGCAATTTTGCTCTTGTGTAAACTTGTGCATTTTTTGGGGCTATAGAATTCAATGTGTAATTTAAATCAGATTCATATGGTAAAAGATTTTTACTTATATCCTCCATATTATTATATTTATGATAATTTTTGCCTAATACATCTTCTGTCTTTGGAATGTTAATATTGTCTTGTTTGGAAAAAACAGAATTCTTTATCCTATTGTCAACATAATCCATAGCATCGGTAGCATTTTCAAAAAACATATCTTGCTTAGATGCTTTATCTGTCATAAAAAAACCATCCGCTAGGTAATCATAGTCGCCAGTAACAACAGGTTTACCGTCTTTATATACACCTGTAATACCATTCATATGCTTTACTTCATAATCACCTTTTTTACCAAACAATCTTTCTACTGATGGTGTGCTTTTGGTTTTTTTAAGTGCATCTAATCCTTTTTTACCTGCTTTAAAAAGTAATCCACCACCGCCTAATACAGATGCAGCACCAGCACCTAGATCTAAAGCGTCCATAGGATGTGGTGCAACTCCTTGTGATATATCTTTTAAGGCAACATCTGTATTGCCAAGAAGAAAATTACCATAATCATTAAATGCAACTCCTTTTTGCGATACTGGAGTGCCTTTGGGAACAACCATATCTGGTCTGTATCCTGTTTGCGATGGAACAACTTCTATAGGTGGTAATTGGTTTAATTGATTCTTTATGGTTTCAGTACCCTCGCCAAGCAATCCTGCAAAGTCACGAATACCTTGACCTATATATTGATATGGATGTGTTCCAATGCCTAATCTTTCTTTTAATGTTGCCATTATTTATTTTCCCATATTAATTTTAACCAATACTTTAAAGTATCAACTCGTTTTGTATCTTGTAGTTTATTTAGCCATGCTTGGCGTTGCATAAGCGGCTTCTTGGAGAGATTAAGTGCTTCGCAATACCTTTGGTAGGCTTGACTATAATTATCTGTTTCTGTGCCGTCTGGCAGGGTAATAACTCTTTTAGTCATCAAGTTCCGGTATGTCTGCATAGATAGAATCTATAACAATCTCAATACTAGAACCATCTGACAAGAATAATGTCATAGTGTCCTCACCGTAAGTCACCATAACTTCTTCAATGATCTTGCCAGTCATTACTTCTGCTATTTCGTCTATATCCATACTTCTCCCTAGATGCTGATGGCGGACTCGAATTTTTTTAAGTCTTTCATCTGTTTGTTGCTTCTCGACCATTTTCCGCAGTCTTTGCAACGTAGCCTCTGATAAACGGTATTTGTATTGCAAGATAAGCCTCTCTTAATAAGATTACTGCCGCCACAATTAGGACAAACAACACCCTGACTATGACTATTATGGTTTGGATGGTTTCTAATCCAAGACAACATCTTTTCATAGACCTTTTCCAACAATACAACATCTTGGATATTATATTTCTTCATCATATCCCAAGCCTGTTTATCTTTGTTCATGCACCGTATCCACAGCTCATGACCAATATGTTTTACTTTTCCACCAAGACCTAATGCTTGTGCGACATAATCTAGTTTATTACTAGGGAACTTAAACTTGGATCGTGATGTCCTAAGTAGGTCAATCTCTTTGTAAGGTGATGGGGGAGTAAGTCCTAGTAATAGGAACTCTTTGTTGAGCGTTGGTATATCAAACTTCGTACCGTTATAATGTATCACCGCATCAGCTTCTTCCAAAAGAGCGTATATCTTCTTTATCATCTTACGATGAGTGTCTTCCATAATGCTGCTAAAAAATACTTCTTTTTCGTCTAACCACTTCGCTGCCCAACACATAACATAACTAGATTCCATGAGTTGGTTTAGACTCACATTTTGGTTATATAATCCCCAGACATGAGCAGTATTAGGAGATGTTTCTATATCAAGTAATAGTATCTTCAAAGGGTCGTACCCCATCTTTGTCAATAATTAATGCCTGATTGCGTGGATCTACTTGTTTGAACGACAAGTGAACCCATCCTGTTTGCTTTTCTTTATTGTAGTGCTCTAAAATTATTTGGTCGTAGTTTACTTTTGCCATAACGATAGCAGAGACGATAATATAGGGATCGCCAAAGCCATTAGAACGAAAATCCACCGCAAGACCCTGTCTGTGGCTGCTAGTTGGCTTGCTTCCCAAATAATTATTAAGAAGATCGCAACGGAAACCACTACTAATATACATAGGATGACCAAGTATATTTCTAACATATTCTAATTCCTGTGCTAAAAATTTAAGATTATTTAAGACTTCAGGTGGGGGTGTATTATCCCACCCTTTTCTTTCACATATTTGACTAGATGTAAATTCTGATAATAAAAAATTAGGACTTAGCTTCATTTCTTTCTCGCTGATTCAAATAAACCACCGCCAAAATAGAAACCAACTATTGCTAACATTATTTCACCTAACCACATTTCATTAGCAAATGCTTTGGCTTCATTAACATTGTTCATATCTATTATACCGTATAGCGCACCCAGTACACCGTTTAGCATGATAAATACAAACACTCCAGAAAACATAATTGCTAGGTATCGTTGTGCTAATTTAAATGGTGCATATGCGGCAAGCAAAGCAATCTTTGCATCATTCTTTGCTTTTATTTCTTCTTCTGTAGAAGTGTGCATATCATCTATAAGTTCTAGACCTTTTTTAATAACATCACCACTACCTAATATTTTTGCTAATATTCCTATCATTTATCCATCCAGTGTCCAAATAAAAAACCTAACACAGCAATGACTACCCCTATGAGCCACATCATAGCTTTTTTACCACCACTTAATTCTGATAAACATTTTTCAATATTATCAATCTTGGCATCCATTTTATCTACTTTAGCTAGTATATGATCTATATCTCTTTTCATATGGTCAATCTCTGCCGAATGAACTGCTACTGCTTCTTGAACCTTCTCCATCAGAATCCTTTCTTTTTGGTGCGTTGTATAAGTTTATAGGGGGTAGTTTTAGTGTGTGCCATATCATCTGGGATATTGTCCACCAACAATATCAATAACCGGAATTTCTTCCTCTGTTGCTAATAGTGATGGGATAACACCGCCATAATAAGATGTTTTTGGTGCTGGTCTCATGGCTTGTTTTTTCTGTAACTCAGTAATTTCTTTTAGTACATCATCAACATTACTAGATTGAAACAGTTTTTGTTTTAATGACTCTGCTGTTGCAGGACTAATTCTAGCTTGGTTTACTAAACCTCTTAGTGCACCTAATGCTGCCGGTATAACCCCTTGTCCTGATGCTACATTTAAACCATAATTTAAGACTTGTTGTGTAGTTTCTGCTTCTTCTTTTATTAACTCTCTTTTAGCAGTTTGTGATCCACCTAGAACCTGTCTACCAGTGTCTAATTTATTTTGTTGCAGTTTTACCATATCTTTAAATTTATTAAAAGATTCTGTAGTTGGAAAAACATATCGTAGTGCTTCTTTTTGTTTCTGTGACTTAAATATTTTGGCAGATAAGTCATTAGTAGTCATTTTTTGTAGTTCTTTTTCAATGTTAGACATCATTCCAACACGAAATGCTTTTTTCTCAGCATCTGTTGCATTTAAGAAGTTTTTTCTAAGAGTCCGTACATCCATCGTGTTGTATTTTTCACCCATTTTATAAGCATCTGTGATTTTGACATCTGTTGCAAATAATTCATCTGCTTCCTTATATGCTTTATTTTTACTCTTTATTAAAGAATCAAACTCTTTTCTCAATGTTGAAACACTGCCACCATATGGTGTTAATTTAAAGTCTTTTGTTCCAGCGCCAGATATTTCTGCATCTAAGCCACGCTTTATTTGTTGTAATGTTTTTATACTAACTGTTGTTCCATCAAATAACTGTTCGTAAGGAACAATACTTTCACCTTCTGCATTGGCTAATTTTTCTGCTTCTTTGTATGCTTTTTTCATCACATCTCTATCTTTGTATCTTCTAAAAGGTGCGGTGCTAATTACCTCTCCCTCAATACCTTTATAAGCATCTTTTGCTCGTTGTTTATTAGTTGCTATTAACTCATCTAAGTAATTAACTCCGAGTTTGTCAGTTGGTATACCTGCTGATTGGCTAAGGTTAGTAAATGTTTCTTGTTTAACATCTGATGCACGACCTTCTAAAAACTCACGAGTCGCAGTTTTAGATTTAGATGGTATAGAATATGACAAGTATCCTAGATCTTTTAATGTTTCTCCTAAGTCAGCAATGACTGCATCTGACACTCCTGCTTGTTTATACTCATTTAGTCTTTTTGTAACACCTTGTTCATCTAGACCTTCGTCTGCAAGTCTTTGCGCTAACAGTCTGGTAGCATTTGCATCAGCATCGCCTTTTCCAAGTCTTTCACCAATATTTCTAACTACACTACCACCAACAGACCCAATACCCCTGATTGCTTCTGGTAATACAGCTCCGCCAACAGCACCCACTGCTCCCATTGTAGCTGCATCTTTAGGTATGTCAGAGATTTCTTGTGCAGTTCCTGCACCGTACATAGCACCACTAGCACCACCTACTCCAGCACCTGTTCCAATTCTAGTTTTAGCAGATCCACTTTTAAGTGCATCTCCAACTTGTTTTGCTACTTTTGTTTGACCTAATGCAGTTTTAGCAACACCTAGTGGAGCGGCAATAGATCCTGCTAACTCTAATCCAGTAGCAGCTAATGGGTAGTCTTGTTCAAATAATTGTTGTTTAGTGCGTAACTCATCCCTAATATCTTTATAATCTCGTTTACCAAAGAATGATCTAATTCCAGCTTCTATCTCATCACCAAAACCAAAAGATGCACCTTGCGCTATTTGTCTAACTGTTTGTGCAGGTATGTTATATTCATCAATAATATTAAGGACTTGGTCATCCGATAATTTTGTTGCATCTGTTGTAGTTTCTGTAAACTTATCACCGCTTATAATAGATACATTGTCTCGCCATCCCATAGTTTATCCTTGTATTATTTATTTCTTCTTAAGACTCTGCCATCAGCATCCATAAAATATCCACCAATAGGAATTCGTTTGAATATTGATTCTGCAAGTTCATCATTCTGTGGTAATTTAACTACAGGAAACTGCTCATTCATGAATACATTGTTTGGAATATTTTTTACAATATCAATTGCTTGAGTGCTTTCTGGTAATTGTAATGGTTGATAGTCAATATTAGCACCATAATCAATAGTTTCTAATCCTGCTGATTTTCTTGCAAGATTTAATCTATCTGATCGTTGTTGCATACCTCTAGCATTAATTTGTCTTAACTCAGCCATTGCAGACATTTGTGATTCATAAGTGTCAGCAGCTTGGAACTCGTTAGCTGCACGCTGTGCATCACCCTCTGTTTGAACACCTTTGTTGAGTCTTAATGATTCATTGACTAATCTAGTTTTAAAGTTTTCATATCTATTTAGATCAGCTAATTGTTGTTTTTGTGAATCTGATAAGAATTTTGATCCTGCGCCTTGCATTTTTCTTAAATATGCTTTTTCATAGAATCCTGTTGGAATTGTGCCATCCATAAATTGCTTCATAAATTGATCTGTTTCTGTAGCTAAGTTTTTAGATGTATCAATTAGCTCTGTTTCTGCTAACTCAGCTTTGCCTAAATAAGAAGGCATTTCTGGTTTTTCTGCAACAAATTTTAAATATGTTGGGTCTTGAGTTTTTTGATAATTTGCTATATCTTCTGATGTAGTTTTATTGAAATCAATCTTTGTAGGATCAACTTTAGCAAATGGGCTATTGGATTGTTTCCCAAGTGCTGCTGTAAGAGTTTTGTCTCTTAATACAGAACTTAGTCCCATGTTGTATATATTTTGACCAGCACCAAAACCTTGTAATCCAGCTTGTGCAGCATAAGGAACAAAACTACCAACATTTCTGTTTTTAGGCTGTGCTAAATAACTTAATGCTGTAGTTAAACCTGCCGTTTTTAATGCTTGATTTGTAAGCATTTTACTTTGATCTGGGGTCAGCAAAGAATTGGCAATACCTCCACCGAAGAGGTTAAAATCATCATCTAATAATCCGTATAACATTTTTATTCCTTATCTATAAAACATTCCACGACCACCAAAAC